TTGCTACTCCAAAGTCAACCTTAATAAGTGGAGTCTGGCGCGGCCACGGTACTTCTACTGGAGTGCTAGAGATTCGTACCCCCTGTCAAGTGCCATTAACACCGCACCTATCTCTCAAACTAAACGCTTTTAAAGTCGTTGACTTATTAGCCTTAGTTATGCAGAGATTTAAGTAGGAGGAACAACAATGGCTGCAATGACTACAGTCCTCACAGCGTTCTCAACAACTGGGAACGTACGCACGACCACACTCCCCGGGCACACAGCTGTGATGCCCAAGATAGTGATCGAAAAACGTCGTGTCCCGGAAGGAAACCAGGTCATCGTTGAACAAAGCGCTAAAGTAGTTTGCGCTTGTGTAGACGCTGATGGGGTGATACTTCCAAATAAGATCTCCTTTGATGTTGTTGTGAGATATCCGGTGCAAAGTATTGCCGCGGATGTAACGGCAGTCAAAGACATCCTTGCCGATATTGTTGGCGGAGATGAATTTGCTGCTAGTATACTCACACAAAACTGGTTGACGTAATGGATCGGTTTCCTTTCGAGCAAGTGGCTCAGTTTATAGCCAAAGTGCTCGAAGCGATCCAGAACTTCTTTATCGCCATCTGGCGATAAGCTAGTTTACATCATTGAAAAGGAGGTCATAATGACCCCAAGGGATATGACGTACGACGTAAGCCGATGTTACATCTCGGATCTTACGGAAGTTAATCTTGCGTTGAAGGCAAAATTGGATGGACTAGTCCGTTCAAGAAACCTTGCAGGGTTAGCTTCCTGCTCCTGTTATTTTGACTCAGCAAAGCACACAGTCAAGGACTGGGCAGCACTGAGGCAAGTAGAAGCCTTCTTTAAGAAGAATTCTGCTTTCGCAATAAAGGATGTTTGTGAACGGGCGGCGGAAGAAGCCTTTTTTGAGGCCGAATCTGCTTGCTCTGAAACGAACATTCGGCTTAACAAGTTCATTAACGATCCTCGGTTGATTCCGCAGGAACGTGTTGAACAAGTAAAGCGATTGCAACGTTACATAAGTGACGTTCTTGGTGACTTCAGTCCCTTTCTAGCCGAATTACCAAAGCTAGTAAGAATAACGCCTGGAGCAACTGCACATTCTTCCCGTCGATTAAGCTTACCTCAGTTAAAAATGAGGTTGAAGCTTTACGCTACGCGTAACGCTTCACCGTACTTAAAGGCTATCGCCCATTCATACGGGTTTGAGAACCTTCGTACGAAGCCTACCCACCGGAATAGAGTGGAGCTAGTGCCGAAGAACTGGAA